TCAGCTTAACTTTATCTCCTTCTTTGGCTAATACAGCGTGAGACTTAGTCGAATGACCAGATGTTCGTTTGGGCTTATTATAGCCGCTGAACCTTTCGCCTCTATATGTAATCGCCATATTAACCTCAGAAAAAAGAATAGCCCCCACCGAAGTAGGGGCGCACTTCAAAACTTAAAGTCCTTTCTTAGAGCATAGACGAACAGCAAAAGTTTCGTCTAATACTTTTGAACCATAAACAGCACTTGCAACCAACTCATTTGCTCTCATAGAGGCATCGCGTTGTGTTTCAAGGTTGAATGTTGATTTCATTGCGATAGCTAAACCTTCCGCAGTGAAGATACAACCCGCCGCTTGGGCAGCAGTATCAGCCGCATCACCCTCACCACCTGTCGCATCATCATTACCAAGATCAGTATAGTTCACTGGTACATTTGAAGACTCATAGAACTGAACGCCTGCTAGATTACCAATGTAGCCTGAACGTAGTGCTTCGTTACCAACATCAGATTGACCATTAACAAAACTATTTGTTAGAGCCTCTTTGATTGCATATGCTTGGTTAGGGTGAAGAACGCCAAACATTTGACCACGAGCCGCATTTTCTTTTAGCTTTGCAACAGCCGCGAAGATATTTGCAACACTTAAAGCCGCACCAACAGTACCAACTTGTGGTAATGCTTCGTCTTTAAAGTGTTCCATCAAATCTTTGTCAATTTTAGTTGCAATAGAATTACCCAAAACTGTACCAACTTCCTGAGCAGGGTTTCCCGCGCCTTCAAGAGCAAGATCAGTTAAAGTAACCATTGCGCCAATTTCACTAACAGTAATATCAGTAGTGCCAGTGCTAGTAGCTTGGTTAGTCAGATCAGTTGCTTCTGCTACAGCAGATGCAGTTAATTTACCATATTTAGGGATTTGTACAGTTTTACCTGATTGTCCCGCAATATTGTACTGAGTTACCAATCCCAACATTAGGGATTCTTCTTCAGCGGTGAATCGTGCCTGTGCAACAATATTAGTGAACAGATCGTTAAGTGTAGTTGTAGTTGTTTCGTCAGCCATTGTTAAAACCTCAATAAATAGAAAGAAAAAATAATTTTAGCCTTTCCTCTTCATAGCGGCATAGGCTTCTTTGCCACCGCTATTCCAATTCTCGACCATCCAATCCACCGATTGAGGCTTCGGAGTAGAGCCACCTGTATTTCCCATGCTTCCTGAACCGCCACCAGAGGCGCGCACAAAGTGTGGGTTAACAGTTAAAAATTCTGTAACCATCTCATCGACAGATAACAGATCACCTTTATCATTGTAACGTGGTGTTCCATTATTATCTACAATCTCGACCGCCCCATCTTCATTTAGTCGAGTACTACCTTTTAAGAGTTGAGTTACTTGTGCTGTATCAACTGCGTTATTCCGACTAGCCGCACTGGTTAACTGTCCATCAATTAACGTCTCTTGCAATCTAGTTTTGTAACTGTTGATAACTGCATCTTTCTTTTCGACAGTATTCTTCAAAATAGAATCAAACTCTCCGCGCTGTTTCTGTTGCTCAATCTCAGCTTGTTCCTTTTTAGTAAGTAACTCTTTGGCTTCATCTAAATTGATACCGCCAAGTCGCTTATCAAACTTGCGCTGTTCTCTAGCAATCCGATCAGCTACGATTCGATCTAGTTCTTCTTGTGAAAATGTCTTTGCCTGAGTTTCTACTGCCGCTGTTTCAGTCTCAGCTTCTTCTATGGTTTCCATGATTGTATCGCTCATGTTACGTGCCTCACTAGGAGTAGTTGGTGAATCGTTAGTTTAACACAAGTTATTTCTTTGTCTTGCGTTTCTTTTTCTTGGGTCTTCCGACCTTACTTCCGTATGTTCCTGCGCCTTTTGGCATAATATGCACCTCATTTAAATTTAACTGGTCGCCATCGATGTCGGCAATTATAACCGCCTCTGTTTGTGAAAGGATTAGAGCCACTTTTACCCGCCCATTCTCCCTGCCATATTTTCTTCATTTCATCAATGGTATAAACTTTATCAACGTGCTTATCACAAAAGTCCCTTGTTACTTCATCATCTGGACCGCGATATTTGAATTTCTCAGCACCAGAATCAAGAGCAACTTTCGCATTTATTGTTGCATCAAATTGCGTTAATGAATCATGTATCTGTTGCTTAACATATCTTGCCATGTCTGTTCCAACTATTGCTTGAACAGCAGTAACACTTTGGGCAAAAGTAGCACCTGTTAATGTACTTTCATAAACTTGCTTAGCCAAAACATCAAGATATTCAACGCCTAAATCTTCCATGCCCTGAAATGTCATTTGTTGTAACTGATTAACTACACTTTTATCAATACCAACTACATCTGAATAATTTCCAAGCATATCTACTGCATCATCAGCCACCTTGCCATAGTCCCGTATAACACTATCAACCTGTGTCAGATATTCTTCTGATATTGCTTGCCTCAATTCTGTTCTTGCTTCTAGTGCCCACTCTAAGTCAAAAAGCTGACCATCTTTCAATGGTGCTGATGCCATTAAATCACTTACTCTATTTTCTAAAGTAACTAAAGATTCCGCTAACCTTTCTTCATGCTTATCGGCTAAACGTTCAACAATATTATAATGATCTCTATCAGCCGCCATTAGTTATTTCATCTGCAAAGTTACCAACACGCTGTGAACCTGAATCAATCTCATTATGTGACTTTGCAAGCATATCGTCATCAAGCACTAGATCAGCAATCTTCTTATCAATCTCTTTATTTAATGTATCAGACTTTACGCCTGTAGCTCGCATTTGTTGTAAGAATATTAACTCTTTGTCGTAGTCTCTAAGGTCGAACGCATCAGGATAGAACACTTCTACATCATTAGTTACCTGTTGCCACTGACAAAACAGGTCAAAGATCTGCTCTTCTGCTAGTTCTAGTATGTCTGCCTTCTCTGCCAGTTTAGCATTCAGCATTTGGAACTCTGTCTGCATAGCTACGCCTGATTGAGTCATAGCCTCTGTGCCTCGCACTGCGCCCATGTGAGCCATGCGGTTGATAGATTCTACCTTGTCGGAAATAGAAGCTCTAACAGCATCTAGGTTAGCCCCTGATGGTTGCATCTGGTATGGCTTTAAGCTGCCATCCATATCATCAGGTAAATTAATTACTGCGCCCGCACCAGCACTAGCATCAGTATCAAACGTCTTAACCAGTGTTGGGTGGTTACTAATGCGAATTAATTGTTCAACTTCTGATAACTCTTGATAAATTGCTCGTTGCATATAAGATACATCAGCAAGATCGCTTGTGCCAATGCCACGTATGGGTGACCTTTGTGCGGGTAAGAAAACAGCTGGTATTTTACCTAATGAATTATCAATAGTTTCTATTTTCTTTTCGCCATCGTTAGTGCCTTTCCATGTTTCAATCGTATCTTCGCGCCATACACGATAATAAACTTCTGTTTCTACATCATCAACCCGATCAACTGATTCCCGAACCTTTAAATATACTAATTTAAATCTTCCACTTGCTGTTCGTTCATATTTCCAATCAAATATATTTTCTGGAGTAAGTAATGTTATATATGGGCGAATTTCTTGGTCTAATTCTTCTGCTCTTGTAGATGCATTAGATTGTGGTTTATCAACCATTAGCCAAACGTGTCCATATACACTTGACCATATTTGAGCTTGCTTCATGAAAGCATCAAAACTACGCCCATCCAAGTCAGCATCTTTCATAAAAGGGATTAGAGACGAATCGTTAGCTAAATTACCAAATGCTCTGGTTGGCGGTACGCGCCAAAGAAAACTACTGTAAATATGTACCAAACTTTTACAGTGATTATCCATTGGAGTTAAATCTAAGCGTCTAGCGTATGAATCTTTATCTTCATTAATATAACTTGTTAGGTAGCTACCATCTCTATAATCTTCTCCACCCATGTAACTTCTTAAATAAAAAGCCCATCTATTAATATAATCATCATATATAGGGTGTGTATTATCAATCTGTCTTGTTTCCATCAAGTCCACCTAGTTGGTTGCGGAGTGTTATATTCGGTTCTAATTGGGAACAAATATTCTACCAAATAGCCTAACGCATCATTCATGTGGTCAGTGCCATCTTTATTAGGAATACTTGTGCCTTCTTTATAAGTTTGTCTTTCTAAACTCCTAATTGTTTGCTTGCAGTTTGAGCCAACAAACAAATGCCTTTCACCATCACCTGATAGTAAACGACTATTAACCGCATTGATTCTATCCCTGACCAATGGGTGAGCTTTTTTCGCCTTTACGCTAAATCCTGCGTTTTGTAAGATCGACAAATCAGTCCGACCTCCTGCGCTTGTTTTGCGCTGTCTTGATGCGGGATCAGGGTAAATGATGCAGTGCCTATTAGGATACCTATCCTTTATCTCAGCAACCATCTCATCTGTATTAGATCCATACATAACGATCTCATCTATAGCCAGTAAGTCTTGCCCATGCCGCAAGCATATAACAGCACTCATTGGGTCTAAGTTAAAATCCATTCCAATATGTAGTGTACCACCATTGTCCTCAATAGGCTCTACTGATAATTCTCTACTAAAGGCATAATATATCAAACCAGCGTAAGTAACAAATTCAGCGCAGTATTCTTGGTTAAAAGTGCGCGCGTCTAAATCGTTTTTAGCTTGCTCTATTTCTTCTGGTGGCACATGACCGCCATCAATAGTTGTGTACTGGTAGCTTTCCCAATAATCTCTGCCAGTCAATCCGTCAGCCCATAGATCATAGAAATGGTTTCTTCCTTTAGGTGTACCGATAAACAGTGCGCCTCCTTGCCTATCTGATAGTGATGGTCTAATCACCTCAGCCCAAGTTTCTGGCTTCATGTCTGCGAACTCATCAAGCACTACAAAGTCTAACGCTCTGCCTCGTAGATTGTTAGGTTTCTCTGCACCCTTTAACGCAATTGTTGAGCCATTAATTAACCTAATTGTCAGTGACGATTCGTTAGTCTTAGCCATGTATTCTTCTGGTATAGTTTGTATCAGCATATTCCAAGCTATCTCTTTAGCTGAACCATAAGTTGGCGCGATATACCATACGTTTTTATTCTTACTACCAATAGCTGATCTCAGTATCTCAATCGTAGAAAGAAAAGTCTTGCCGAATCTGCGCCCTGCGACAACAGTTCTGAATCTAGCGGTTGATGTGAATATCTCAGTCTGAGGTATTGTCAGTAACATTGCTTAATACGATATTTAATGGAGGTATTTCTAAAGGCTCTGACTGTTCTTCTTTCCAGCCGCCTTGAGTTTTTAAATAAAAGATATTAGCCGCTACATTTCCTGCTTTAGCTAACTGAACAAGGTTACTACCCATACTTGCTATCTGTTTAACTTTGCCCTTTTTATATGCGGTATTTACTTCTGGCTGTCTTCTTTCTATTTCTCTTAGGGTCTTCTCAGTAATACCAAAGTAATCAGCCACTTGGCTTTTGTTAAGGACAGCAGATAACGCCTGTAGTTCAATCATCTGTTTATCATTGAGTACTACTGGTGGTCTGCCGCCCCCCTCGCCCTGTTTGCCTTTCTTCATTTTAGGAAACCTGATAAAGCGTAAAACACTAAGCTGTTTCTGTAACCGCCATCGTGAGTAGGAATAATGGGTGTTACTGCGTGTACGTTACGCCATGCAGGATACAATAACAAGCTTCCTGTCGGCATATCGAAGCAAGCATCATAATCAGGAACATATAGACAGCCACCTTTAGCGTTGTGTCTGTGCGTGTATATGGCGTTCAACGTCTGCTTCACATTCGCTCTATCTCTGTGGAATGGCGCGGATATGTTAAAGTTACTAATACTAGAGGTAAACAGGTCTCCAAACTTATACTTGTCTTCAATACCAGAAACGGCAACAGAATGCTTTTTATGCTGTTCTGGCATATAGTCAGACATGACCTTTTCCATTTCTTTGGAAGCCATAAGCATCGCCTTAAGGAATGGTTTAGCGCTTTCAACAGAATGTACACGACTCCTATTGTGATAGTCGCGCTTCATATGCGGTTTCTTGACTATTGAACCGATAATAGTGCTTTGCTGTACAGTACCGAGTTTCTTCGCCTGTGCTCGTGTAATCTTTAGTTTTTTCTGTATTAGCATCACATCAGATCGCTCTAGAAGATCTTTAGGAACTCTTTCAGATAAAAACTCTCTGTTAGCCAGAGCCATGAGGTTTTTTAGTTTCATGTACTTTTCTGGAACACTCTGCAAGTAAAGTCCGACCAATTCTTCCCCATCATAAAGATATGATGATTCACAAATATTAGGCTCTATGTATTCGCACCTTGAGCCAGTTTTTCTTTCATGGTCTACCTTTTCCATATATAACTTTTTCAAACTACTTTCCTCATACAGTGTTTAGCGAAGCCCCTAATATCTGTTTTTATATCTAGCCTATCGCCTTTCTTCTTAAGAGTTACCCAAGGGTTCCAAGATAAAGCCATTTTCTTAGCCGCATCGTGATCTTTGTTAGCCGCATACCAATCATGTAAGCCGCCCTCATTACTACCGACATTAGGGCAACTGAACCAGATGTGGTTAAAACGCAATATGCCATGACCATTTTGTATTGTCTGCATAGCGAAGTCTCTGTCTTCTTTTGTGTCTTCGTTATACGACCAGTCAATAGCACCTACATGCATCAGGGTGCATACTTCTGCAAACTTTGTATTAATATTGTAGCTTTTCTTTTCAGTCCAAGCGTATTGAACGTAACTTAGCCCGACAATCTCGAAAGGCAACTGCATAGCTTTCTTTTCAACTTTCTGCAGAACCTCTGCGCCTTTGCGTACAGTCTTACCGTTATATATGCCAAAACCAATAACGTCATCATCGCAGACCCACGCCCAGTCGATTTTCTTTTCTTTGCACCATTTGAGCATAAAGTTTCGGACATAAGTTACTCCTTTATCGTTAGCGCCTATATCAATCACGTTAGGAGCTTCCCTGTATGCCTCTAACTCCTGTGGCTCAACAAAGTGATAGACTTCATAACCAGCATCTTGAAACAGCTTATATGTGCTAGTTTCTGGTCTACCCTTACTTGGAATACACACAATCATAACTTGTTCATTTCTCTACGCAAAAAATCTAGCACTATGCCGCCAACATAAGCACCCTTATCACGCCAAAATTTGACTAACTTTTGCGCTTCTTCGTAATCATCTGACTCAAACTCAATCTGAATAGCTTTTTTGACATCCTTTTTCATTTCATCAAGTTCATCATCAAGTTCATCATCATCTAAAATTGAATAATCTACAGTTGAAGTGAAATCAGGCAATACATCCCAACCTAATATATCAAGATCAATATCTGAATCTTTGAGCGACCGTATTTCTTGCTCCAACAATTCATCATCCCAACTTGAGTTTAGGGCAAGTTTATTGTCAGCTATGATATAGGCTTTCTTTTCGCTATCAGATAGATTGCTTATCGTTACTACTGGAACCTGCTTCAAGCCTAAATGCTGTGCCGCTAGTACTCTGCCATGACCTGAAAGTATCATGCCCTTCTCATCAGCCTGTATAGGGTTGTTAAAACCAAACTGATCTATGCTTTTAGCTATTTGCTGTATCTGTTTTTCGCTGTGAAATCTAGAATTATTTGCGTACGGGGTTATATCATGTATATCAGTTATCGTGAAATCGCTTTTATTAATCATTTAACTGCCTTTTTGTTGTGGTCAATCCAAGTGTTGGCTTTGAAGTCCTTGATGTAGTAATCTTCTTGCGAATCAACACTCCATTTAGTATGCGCTAACCGCATTGGTTTGATTGCAGGAGCATTTTTGCGAATGAACCTTGATAAAAATTTCGGTCCAGTAGTTTGCAAAACAAATCTACCTTTCCATGTATCGTAGATTTCCATTTGTGATTTAGATTCATAGTTTTGCACGCATGATTTCATAACGTGTAGCCATAATTCAGACTTAGCAATCGAGCCTATGAAGTCATTTTCAATGTATGAATAATTTTTTTGCACATACCTCACATTATGGAAAACCATACTATGTTTACGCAAAGCGTCAAGAGGCTTCAATATATACATATCTAGATCTATGTAAAAGCCACCATATTTATGCAAAATACAAAATCTAACAAAATCAATTTTCTGGATTTCAAACCTAAAGCTATTGTAAAATTTATAATACTCAGGATATTCATCTTTAATGAGCTTGTCGCAAGAATCTTCATCCCACAATATATATTCGTAATCAGTGTAACTTTGGCAAATCTGCTTGCTTTTAACGAACAAAGGGAAATAATCAATACTATTTCCTGTAAGATTGAAATATATCTGGTGTATGATTTTTGGTATCATGGCTTCCCCTTTTTTTATTACAAATCTGCCCCAAAAGCTTCGCGCACGTTCATTTTTGGGTTTTTCAGTATTATATCATGTTCTTTTGGTGGTAAACCTTTGGCACGACAGTCGACCGCATCTTTCCAAAAGACCAGTGCTGTTTTGATTTGATGCCCTGCGCTCGGATTTTCGATTAGGCTTTGAGTGATCTCGTCTAGCTTAGATAATAGATCGTTCCATCCGTTTTCTGTACAAGTGTTGATCTTGTTAGTTAGCTCTAGGATCATAGTAGTTACCTCGTTATTGGTTCTATCTATCGCCTATATACTATAACTAATGCTTTACAGTCAAGCAATTAATTTTCAGGTTGGTCTTCTTTTCTCATATATCTACCACCTAAATCATCATAGGCAATGAATACTAGGGCGATAATCGCCAGTATAAGGATAGTTTTCATAGGGGATCTCAGGTTGTTAAGGCGGGATTATATAGAGGTCTAAGAGCGCAATCTAATGCTTTTTTGGTATGGGGGTTATTACCTGAGAAGATGGTTCGTTTCGTAGCACCAGTGAACCAATCTGGCTAATCAGGCTAAAGGAATGCCCGCTACTAGGGGTTACACTATGAAGCTGTAATTACTGCGGCTACTATTACAAATGCCGCTAATAAAATCTTGCCCCTGCTGTGTCCGTATACTTCGACAGCTAACCATGATTTTGCTTTAGCCTTATAAGCATCAAACTGCGCTTTTAATATCGCTTTATCTGCCATTTGGTTTACCTCTTTTATTGCTTTTTTAGTTTTTGTCATCTTGCTTCACCCTATCTATTCCAATTATGCCATCGAATCCCATTTCTGCAACCCAGTTTTCAAACTGAGTGCGCTCCTCTTTGTCGTGCGGTATCTCTAGAGGCGGGTATTCATCCCTAAGTTCTTGCCATTTTCTCGCTAAATCAGTCATAGATTCCGTGCTCCCTATCGTTTTCGCCTTTCTGCTTTGCGAACTCATCAAAG